CTTGAAGTAAAGCTCGCCAGACTTTATGGTATACCTTCTAAAGGCTTCCACGGAAGGTTCCCGAAGTTCAGCCGCGAGACCAACGTAGTAAAACACGAAGATGTACCATTCATTAGAAACCCCGAGCAACCAGTTACTCGTTATTTTATTACCGACCCCGGAGGGAGCAAGCCTTGGGTCTGCGTTTGGGCCGGGGTCACTAGAGATGGTTCTATCTACTTTTATCGAGAGTTCCCTGACTCAACAATGGGAGAGTGGGCCTTGCCCCACGTCAACGGGGCAGGAAAGTCCGTGGGAAAGCCCGGTCCTGCTCAACGCCCCCTTGGCTGGGGGTACGTGGACTACAAGACCCACTTTGAAGACCTTGAAGAGGGTGAGGAAATTTTCGAGCGAATCGTTGACCCCCGGATGGGCGCGGCCACGGTGCGCACCAAGGAGGGAGAATCCAACATTATCAACACGATGTCCGAATTGGGCATGGTATTCCGCCCGGCGCCGGGCGTGGACATTGAAGCAGGAATAGCCAGAATCAACGACCTGCTGGCTTGGAATAGTTCGGAGCCGCTTTCCCTGCAAAACTCTCCAAAGCTGTTCGTTTCCGACCAATGCCAAAACCTTATAGCCTCCATGATGGAGTACACGGGGCAAGCGCGGGACGAGCATTGGAAGGATTTTGTGGATTGCGTGAGATATGGAGCGATAAGTGGGATGGAGCATATCACGAACAGCGACCTCGTATGCACGGGAGGCGGCGGCTATTAAGTTGACCGACTGTTTTTCATAAGATAATCTATGCAACGCAATGGATGCCGCAGACCCGGAACTACTTTATGCGGCGAAGGAACCGGACGTGGATTACCTTCGCCAAGTTTATCGAGAAACACAGTCGGATTTAAGTGAGTGGCTTGACCGCCGCCAACGAGATTGGGACGTTCGCAATTGCTTCTGGCAAGGTAAGTCGGACGATTTCAAGAAGCACAGCGCGCTGACTTCCACGGGGGAAGTATTCCCGTGGGACGGAGCCTCCGACCAAGAGGTGCGCTTGGCCGACGAACTTATCGGTTGCCGGGTGGCAATGTGCATGAACGCCGTTCGGCGCGCTCATATCGTTGCGACTCCCGTTGAGTCGAACGACACTTCCCGAGCAGGTGTGGTTTCCGCTTTTCTTCGCTGGCTCATTAATGCCCGAATGGATGAGTTCTACGAGCAAACCGAGCTTGGACTGTCTCATCTGTTTGAAAAGGGGATGATGGTGCATTACGTGTTTTGGGACGCCCAAGACCTCAAGCAACAGCAGTCCATCAGTCTTGAAGAGATAGCTCAAGCGATGCCCCAAATTGCCGAAGTCATTTTGGACGGAAGCATGGACAATGAGATTTCCACGATGCTCGTGGAGAACTTCGACGTGTCCAAGAAGAAGGCCAAGGGAATGCTGAATGAACTCCGCAAGGACGGAGAGACCACGGTTCCCGTTACTCGGCAGGTAGTGTCTCAACCGCGCATACGCGCACTGGCGCCCGACGAAGACGTCTTCTTCCCGCCTTACACCATCAATCCGCAGGAAGCTCCGTATTGCTTCCACGTGGTCCACATGACTCCCGAGCAACTTCGGGGCAAGATGGCGAGCGAGGATTGGGACAAGGAGTTCGTTGAGGCCGTAATTGAGAAGTCCGGTCAGACCGAAGCAAGCGAGGGCAACTTAAACCGCCTCCGCGACAACCTTGAGTTTACCGAGGACCATCACGACGAAACTTTGAGAATCGTCTATTGCTACCAGCGCCTCCTTGACGAGGACGACGTTCCCGGCATCTATTGTACGGTATTCAATGCCGACACGCCCGAACTTTACGCCAAGCACCAATTGCTCGACTACGGGCATGGCGGCTATCCTTTCGTAGTCACGACCCTTGAGAAAACCAGCAAGCGCTTATACTCGTCACGCTCCTATCCGGAGCTTATCGAGAGCATCCAGCAGGTACTCAAGGTCGAGACGGATGCGGCGATTGACCGACAGTCGTTGTCAACGCTTCCCCCACTTGAACACCCTCTTGGCCGGGCGCCGACCAAGTGGGGACCGGGGGTAAAGGTTCCTTACCGCACGCCGGGAGAATATCGGTTTGCCGAAACCCCGCGCTTCGACGTGGGGTCGGTTGAAATACGCAAGTACGTCAAGGAGCAAGCCGACCGATACTTCGGCAGAAACGCTCCGAACGTTGACCCGGTGGAAGCGCAGTCCAAGCAGCAGGAAGTAGTGGACAAGGTGTTCGGCCACCTCAAGAAGGTGTTCGACCAAGTGTTCACCCTGTACCAGCAGTACGGCCCGGACGAAGAGTTTTTCCGTGTCACCGGCATGAACAACATGCAGAAGTACGCAAAGGGCGCGGCGGGTGAGCGCTTTGACTTCTGGCTCCAGTTCGACGTGGCGACCCAAGACCCGCAACAAATGGTCGAGCGCGTCAAAGCGGTGGCCGAGCTTGGGGGTATGCTCGACAGAAGCGGCACCCTGGATACCGAACGTCTTCTGCAAGTAGCCGTAGAACAAATCCTGCCCGGAGCCGCAGAGAAGGTCATGCTTCCGAAAGAAACCGCATCTGAGAAAGCGGTTGAGGAAGAGCGCGCTACGATTGCCGAACTGTCTGCGGGTGTGCCTCCCAACGTTCGCGAACAGGATGCGCATGAGTTGAAGCTTCAAGTATTCCAGCAATGGCTCCAACAGCCCGACGTCCAGCAACGGATACAGGGCGACGAAGCCATGCAGGAGCGCGTGAAGAACTATATGCAGCAACGTCAATTCGCCATCCAGCAAAAGCAAAATGCTGAAATTGGAAGGATTGGCGCCCAGCCCACTCCATACGGACAAACGGCAAGTGGCTAGAAAGAAGGCAACCAAGACGCGCAAGGACTCTTGCTACCGCAAAGTTAAAAAGCAGTACAAGGTGTTTCCTTCCGCTTATGCCAGCGGGGCAATTGCCAAGTGTAGAAAGAAGAAGGCCGGCAAGAAGAAGAAGTAATGCCTGTTAGGAAAACCAAGAAAGGGGCTTCCTTGAAGCGGTGGTTCAAAGAAAAATGGACCGACCAACACGGCAGACCTTGCGGGAACAAAAAAACCAAAGGCGTAAAAAAATGCCGTCCCACGAAAAAAGTTTCTAAAAAAACACCAAAGACTTGGAAGCAAGTCGGGAAAAAGAAAAAGGCGCTCGTAGCTGAAAAACGAAGAGTAGGCATGGGGCGTAGAACCAAGAAAGCATAAGGAAAAGTCATGCCAAGAGTAGGAAAAAAACATTACGCTTACACGCCAGCAGGAATGAAAAAGGCCAAAGCCGCCGCGAAAAAGGCAGGTAAGAAAGTTACTTACAAGAAAAAGAAAAAGAAATGAGCATCACCCATCGCGGCGAAAGGTTCTCGGGCTACAACAAGCCAAAGAGAACTCCCGGTAAGTCGAAAAAGTTTGCGGTCTTGGCCAAAGAAGGCGACAAGGTGCGCTTGGTACGATTTGGCGACCCGAACATGACTATAAAGAAACATGACCCGAAGCGCAGGAAGTCCTTCCGCGCTAGGCATAAGTGCGACCAGAAGAAGTCAAAGCTGACGGCAGGGTACTGGTCTTGTAAGAAGTGGTGATGAAACAATACGAGGAACCCGACCTTGAGAGGGTCCACAAGACCATTTCCTCCATCAAGAACGAACCTAACTTCAAAGAGTTCGTAAGTCTGTTGGAGTATTTCCGAGAAGACTCCATTCGGGCGCTTCAGTCCGAAACCTGCATACAATGCACAAACCGGCATTACATGGTGTCGGGTAAGGTAGAAGCGCTGGACGAGTTGCTTGACCTTATCGCAAACGCTTAATTTTCCACGCCACATCCTCCCGCCCCTGCGTCGTTCCCATCGCGGCGCAGGGGTTTTTCTTGGCAAAAGAGCGACCTTGGGGTAACATTTGCAACACTGCGCCAAAGCGCGCTGGTTTTTAGTCATGAGTAACGAGACTACCGAGGTCGTCTCCGCACCCTTAGAAGAAAGTGCGGTGGAAACGGAAACGCAGCCGGACGGCAATTTGTCGATGTCCGATTACGTCGCGTCGATTATGACGCGAGGTGAAGAGACGGAAAGCGAAGCGCCCGAAGGTCAAGCTGAAGCTGAAGAGGAGTCCGCTGAACAAGCTGCGGAAGCCCCGGAAGCCGAGGAACCGGAAGACGTGCCGGAGGAATCTTCGCAAGAAGAGCCGCCCGCAGAGACTTCCACAGATGTTCT